GTTAGCAAGCGTCCAACAGAACTAATAGATGGCTACTACACGACTCTTGCTGTACGCAAGATAACTGAAGAGACTTGTAGAAAGTTTGATTACCAAGTTACTGATAGTTACAACAACAGGCCACAGCAGATAGCTAATTACAGAGACAATGATGGACTTGTTGTAGCTCAGAAGATTAGAGACTCCAAGAAAAACTTTAGCATCTTAGGTGATGCCAAAAAGATGACTTTGTTTGGGCAACACCTGTGGAACGGTGGCCGCAAATTAGTTATTACAGAAGGTGAAATTGACGCAATGTCTGTCAGCCAAGTCCAAGGTAACAAGTGGCCGACAGTTTCACTTGCTCAAGGCGCGACCAGTGGTAAAAAAGCTTTGATAGCCGCTTGGGAATGGCTTGATCAGTTTGAAGAAATAATCTTAATGTTTGACCAAGATGAGGTAGGGCAGAAGGCCGCTGTAGAGTGCGCTGAGTTATTACCTGTAGGCAAGGTCAAGATTGCTAAATTACCGTCTAAGGATGCAAATGAGTGCCTTCAGAAAGGTGAAGGTAAAGCTATTATCGATGCGATTTGGCAAGCAAAAGCATGGAGGCCAGATGGTATTTTTTCATCCCACTCTTTTATTGACGAAATTTGTGAGCCAACACTGAACAGCACTGTTGCTTATCCATACCCAAAACTTAACGATATGACTCGAGGTATACGCACTGGACTTGTGACAATCTGTGCAGGCACAGGAGCAGGCAAAAGTACCTTTGTTAAAGAGATAGCTTATGACCTACATAAAAATGGACATACCGTGGGTATGATTATGTTAGAGGAAGGTAAGGCCATCACGATGCAAAGTTTGATCGGTATATTTTTAGAAAGGAACATTATTAGCCCCAAAGAGTCTGGGACTGTTACTAAAGAACTGATTAGAGATGCTTACTGGAAAAACTTTACGGAAAATGAAGTCCATGTGTATGACACTAAAGGGGTCGCTGACATTGATGTAGTCGTAAAAAGGATTCAATACATGGTCAGAGGTATGGGCTGTAAATACTTATTTTTAGATCCAATATCAGTCCTAGTTGCAGGCATTACAGGACAGGTATCCGATGAAAGAAGATTGATTGACTCAATCATTGTGAAACTACGAAATGTCATCCAAGAGTTGGATATATGCCTGTTTCTTGTAAGNCACTTGAGCCGTCCTGTGGGCAAAGGGCATGAAGATGGCGGCAAGGTTAAAATCTCTGAACTTAGAGGTTCTTCATCTATTGCGATGTTGTCGGATTTTTGCATAGGACTTCAAAAAATGGAAGACAGCCCTATGGATGACACTCGTGAAATAGTATTACTCAAAAACAGGTTTACAGGCGAAGTCGGCAATGCTGACATCCTTGAATACAACCGCATAACTGGAAGGCTGATCGAGGCCGACTCCAGATTCTAAACCCAATCTAAACCTCGAATAACTCAAAACCAAGGAGAGACACTATGTCTTTAGAGCAAACTCGTCTTGAAAAAGACTTTCTTAAGTTCCACAAAGCCAACCCACACGTTTGGGAAATGTTTAAACACTTTGCTTTTATCGCAGTCAAATCAGGTAGAAGTAACTATTCAGCAAGAGCCATTGTTGAGCAGATTCGTTGGTTCTCTGACATGAGTACGGACTCACCAACTATCTTTAAAATTCCTAACAACACTATCGCTTATTACGCTCGTCTGTTCCATTCAGCTTATCCAAAGCACAAAGGCTTCTTTAGAACAATGCCTGTGACTGCTCCTGAAAAGGTTGGACAAGCTGAGATGGCAGTATGAAGCAGGCTATCTTTGATATTGAAACCAATGGGCTACTCAAAGATTTAACAACTATCCATTGCATTGCAATACAGGACGGTAAGCAAAGTGACAAGACAGTTAAATCACTTAAAAGCTATCGTCCAGATCAAATAGAAGAAGCTCTAGAAGTCTTAGAGAATGCCGATGAAATCATAGGCCATAACATCATTGGCTTTGACATCCCTGCGATACAAAAGCTTTACCCAGAGTGGAAGCCAAAAGGCAAAGTGATAGACACTCTAGTCTTATCACGGCTAATCAAAGCTGACTTAATGAGTGATGACGCTACTTGCGCCGTACACCCCAACGGCTTCACTCGCAGTCTTTGGGGATCTCATTCTCTCAAGGCTTGGGGATTACGCATGGGTAATCTCAAAGGTGACTATGATGGNGGCTGGACTACCTTTAACGAAGATATGCTTCTTTACATGGAGCAAGACGTTAATGTTACTTTTGATCTGTACAGACTACTTAGCCAAGACAAAGACTTCTCACAGCGTAGTATTGATCTTGAGCATGATTTAGCTGAAATCTGTTTTCGCATTGGTAACAACGGCTGGACTTTTGATGAGCATAAAGCAGGCGAGTTGTACGCCAAATTGTGTGGTAGAAGACTTGAGCTACAAGATCAANTAGACACTCTCTTTGANCCTTGGGAAATACGAACACCGTTCACCCCCAAGGTAAACAACAAAGCAAGAGGTTATGTCAAAGGTGAGACTATAGACAAAGTAAAAGTAGTCTATTTCAACCCAAACTCTCGCAAGCATATAGCACGATGTCTTACTGCTAAATACAATTGGAAACCTCAGTCTTATACACCAAGCGGTGATCCTAAGATTGATGAGAATGTTCTTATTGATTTACCTTACCCAGAAGCCAAATCTCTTGCTGAGTTTTTCTTAGTCCAAAAGCGTATCGCTATGTTAGCTGAAGGCAATGCCGCTTGGATGAAGTTGGCTGACCCTGATGGAAAGATTAGGCACAATTTGGTGTCTCTGGGAACAATCAGCGGTAGATGTGCCTGTAGAACCCCAAACCTCCAGAACGTCCCTAGCACTCGCGCTGTCTATGGCAAAGAGTGCCGTGATCTATTTACTGTGCCTAAAGGTTGGTCTTTGCTTGGTAGTGATTTATCAGGTATTGAACTGCGTTGTTTAGCCCATCTCCTGGATGACGGTGGTGAGTATGCCAAGCAGATCATGGATTCTGATATTCATACGTTCAATCAGAAGGCGGCAGGGTTGCCCACAAGGGATGCCAGTAAAACATTTATCTACTCTACGATTTTTGGTGGGGGTGACTCCCTAATAGGAAAGATCGTTGGAGGCACTGCAAAAGATGGTAAGCGTTTAAAAGCTGACTTTGAGAAGAATGTGCCTGCATTTAAAAGCCTTAAGCAAGAGTTAGCCAGTGCCTACAAAAGAAAAGGTTTTATCAAAGGCATTGATGGACGAAAGCTTTTTATACGCTCAGATCACCGATGTTTATCTCAGATCCTACAAAACGCTGGGGCAGTGATTGCAAAGCAATGGGTAAAGCTCATAGACAAAGAAATAACTAATCAAGGTATTGACGCTTACATCGTTGGCTTTATTCACGATGAGGTTCAAATCGCCTGTAAATCTAAAAAGGTAGCAGAGTATGTCGGACATCATATCACTGGAAGAATGGCGCAAAAAGCAGGCGAAGACTTCAACTTCAGAATCCCAATCGAGTCAGAGTTTAACGTGGGAGCTACTTGGAGTGACACCCACTGATTCTAAGGATCTGGGTTCAAATGAAATTGAACACCTTGTAGCTTTCTACATTGTGCTTGATAAGGCTTGGCGTAACCCATTCAAACTCAAATCAAACTTTGCTAGAGAGGCCGCTTTGTATGTGGCTACTAGCGCATCTCTTGGATTCATATCCAATCAAATAGAAATCGACACATTTTGTAACAAGTGGGCGATTACCCCTATGGGCATAGATTTTAAAGGAGAGCTAGATGAAATACTTGACGGAATTGCAGGGGGCATCGACCCCGACCTTACTCATTGATGCAGACTTGTTTTTGTACAGGGCAAGTGTGATAGCTGAAGATGAACAAGATTGGGGGGACGACATTTGGTCTTTATCCACTGATCTCAAAGTAGCCAAACAACTATTTACTGACCAAATCAACGGTTTTCACAAAAGATTAGGTACTACAGAGACTCTTATGTGCATAAGTAGTACTGAGAACTTCAGAAGAGAGGTTTCATGCACGTACAAGTCCAATAGGAAGAAGTCTCGTAAGCCTGTGGGCTACAAAGCGATGGTTTCTTGGGTAAGAGACAACTGGCCTAGCCACACTCAGCAGGGTTTAGAAGCTGATGATGTCTTGGGCATCCTTGGTTCATGTACTGATTTAAAGACGGTTGTTGTCTCTGATGACAAAGATCTTAAGACTGTTCCTTGTAGGCTCTACAGACCAAATGATGATGATCTCATAGATGTAAACCAGCAAGCGGCTGACCTCAACTTTTTTACTCAAACACTTCAAGGCGACCCAACTGATGGCTACTCAGGCTGTCCCAAGATCGGTGCTGTGACTGCCGCAAAGATCTTAGGCAATCGACCTGATTGGTCTTTAGTTGAAAACCAATTCATAAAATCTGGACTCAATCGAGATGAGGCTATCACGCAGGCTCGTCTGGCCAGAATTCTGCGAGTTACCGATTGGGATGCTGGTAAAGAAGAAGTAAAACTTTGGAGTCCAAGCTAATGATTAGATTAACTAAAAGATCGCCTCTTACAGGCAAAGAAAACACCATGACAATTGATTGTGAAATTAAAGATTACTACCGCTGGCAAAACGGTATGACGATTCAAAAAGCTATGCCTTACGTTTCGTATGATGAACGCGAGTGGCTTATGACCGGAATATTCCCTGGCGAATGGATGACGTTTATAAAAGGAGGCTGTGGTGTTTCTAACAGATAGAGAAAAGTTACAACTTAAAAAGCCGCGCAAGCTTGACCAAGAGTTTGGTACAGAGACTTGCAAGAACTACTACGTGAATCTTGAAGATGGTGACATTTACAACGTCAAGCTACACAAACAACAGCAAGCTAAAAGATCCAAAGAATTGCTTGTTAAAACTCGAATAGAACGAAAAGAGAGGGTTGCATCATGGCTGTACAATTATCGAACTCTAAGCTAATTGAAGGTGCAGAATACCGACCTACGCTTGCTCAACGCGCTCAAGAGGTAACTAGAGCAAGGTACTATCGGAAGCAGTGT